GCGATACGTTGTTTACCTGCTGAGTAGGCACGAGTCATTGAGCCTCGTTTAGCAATACCCTTACGAATATGTTTCATAGGCATCTGCTTCTCATCAAACCATTCAGGCATAATACTGATAAGCTCTTTAGCTACAGCTACATAGAAGTCTTTCTGAATAGGAGTAGGTACTAAGGACACTAGTGTACCTGCTTGTTTATCTTTAGACATAGCTGCAAGATGCTGCCAACCGTTATTACTACCATCAATGGGGATAGGAAATCCTGACATGTAAGGTTTACCTTTAGACTTAGCGTTATGGTAGTTTACAATCTCATGACAGCAAGCTAAGAAGCTATAAGGTTTTTCAGCAGATTGATCAATTACTTCATGCAGACTAGTTGATGTAATAAAACCTAAGTGTTGGTTAACCCACATAGCACGATCATCTAAGGTCATTTTATCTAAAGAGATGGTATCTAGACCTTCTTCCTTTAGATATGTAGCATAGTCAGTACCAAAGCCTTGTTGTTCAAGTTCATTAATAGAGAATGATTTATTGTAGCAAGCTGCTGTGTGTACGCTTAACCAGTAGTAACCTTTTTCAGTTACTTCTTTTTTGTTAGCGAATAAAAAGAGACTACGAGCTAAGTCACTACCTTGAAACTCAAGGAATGATTCAGCATAGTAGACTCGTCCACGATAGTCACAGGATACTTCTTGGTAAAAGGTCTGATCATTAATCAATCGTGCTTTCTTTAGTACTTGTGTGTACTCAAAGTATTTACTCAACATACGTTGTAGCTTAGGGTCTTTTTTACCCATGAACTTAGTGCCATCTAAGTGGTTAAGCTTCTTAGGTAAGTTAAGATTCTCATGGTGAATATTGTATGTAAAGATTTCACCTGAGTTATCTACTAGTTCAAGAGTCTCAGAGGGATATGTCTTCTCCATAGCCTCTAGTACTGGTAGGTTAAGTTGCCAAGGTTGTTGGCGTAATGTTTCTAAGCTTCTGATAAAAGGTTTATCTAGGTACTCATGAAACAGTCGGCTGTTAGTCCAGCCTTTAATGAATGGTTCTTTAGTCAGATGACTATACAAACCAGTGATAGGTAGTAAGGGTTCAAGTGATGTGCCGATTAACGTGGGCTTAACATCATCAGACTGGTTAACGATACGTACCATGTATGGAGCCTTACGACCATCATACTCACGGAAGATATCAATCAGTCCATCTTGGAGGAATGTTTCAAGCAACAAGTCTCCAAGGCTAAGAGTTGATTTAATGTTGTGCTCATCAGTTCCAATAGCTCTTGCAATTCTTTTTCCGATAAGGTCACTTGCGAAAGTAAGTTTAACTGATGCTGAGTGTGTTGCATTTTTATTTCTAATGCAATAACGTAGGAGTGTATCCCAAGATTCATTTATAAACCTTTCTAAATCATATTCCCATGTAGGGTGGTATGCAAGGAGACGCGCACCCTCATTATAGATCTTATCTGAGTTTAATACTACCTTGGATACACGGTCAGTAAGATATTGAGTTGGATTCATTTTGTTATTCGAAGTCCACGAAAGAAGTTTGTTTTAGTCTTCCTGTTTTAGTATCATAGGAGGTACTACCACAGTCACCAGTACGACCAGTGAAACGACATTTTAGAACACGAAGTTTGATTGTGTTACGGACTTGTTCCATCTCAGCAACCATATTACGGCAGAAAGCTACGATATCAAACGAAATTTGTTTGATAGAGCCTGAGCCTTTGATGTCATCGATAGAGGGCATATGACCTTCTTCGAATGGCTTCTCACCTTTACGCAAGTGAGATACAACACCTAACCAGATGTTATGTTTCTTAGTGATCTTAAGCAGGTCAGACATGAAGGAGTCAACTGCTTCATTGCCTGTCTTACCTTTAGCACCTTCAGATACAGCAATAGTGATGTGATCGAGGATGATATACTTACAACCCATCAATGCTAGGTGTTCTAGTTTATCGATAAGGGACTCATCACCCACAGAACCTTGGTGATCTAACAGTACTAAGCGTTCATCACCGAACACTTGTTCGTACGCTGCACGTTGTTCTGATTCAGGAACATCGTTGTTGTTGAGAGTCTTTTGAAGCTGCATACCAATGAACTTCTCAGCGGTATCACCAATAGATTCTTCGAGTGACACCATACCTACCATATCAGGAGTCTTGTTTAAAATCTCTAACACAATCTCTTTAATAACAGTAGACTTACCTGAGCCAGTACCTGAGGTGAACAGAACGATCTCACCAAGGCGCATACCGAAGAGCTTGTCATTCAGGGTATTCAGACAGTTAGGGTAAGGCAGTGATGTCACTGACTGTTTAAGTTTGAACTGTTCCCATACAGCTTCACCCTTGACTACGTCAGAGGGACTGTAAGGCTTGGCATCAAAGATACAGCTCATTAGTTTAGATGAACCATGCTTAACTAGTACATCACAAGGGTCTTTCTCAGGTAATGATGCGATCTTAACCTTATCATAGCCAATGATCTTAGCAGCAGCTTGAGTAGCTTTCTGACCGGGTTCATCATTGTCAAACATCAGTACTACTTCATCGAAGCTACGTAACCATTCACGTTGTTCGAGAATCATTGATGTAGCTGAGGCAGAGGGTAATGCCACTGCTGGATAGAACCGTTGGTACTTATCATGTTGTGCTTGTGCTACGGCTAATGCATCAAGCTCACCTTCACAGATAACAATTCGCTTTCCATTAGTTGCTGTTGCTTGACCGAACAGTTGAATACCTTTGAAGTCTCCGTGTATAACAAATGACTTAGGTAGCTTACGTTCTTTGTATGCCACAACCACATTGTCTTTAGTGTACGGGTAGAAATGGCTAGCCATAGTACCGTCTTCAGCGTAAGAGACCTTAACGCCATAGTGAGCTGACACCACCTTAGTGATACCTCGCTCTTGAAATCCTCGTGTGTCATAGTTACTGATCTCCGATAGTGTGTGCATGTTGTAGTCTTCAGTGTGATATTTAGTTGGTGTATATGTAGGGTCGATTGGAGATGACTTCTGACAGCTAAAGCAGAAGCCATGTGTATCATCTTCTTTGTAGCTAAATGCATCAGATGATGAACATTTAGGACACGGTGCGTGGATCCATCGTGACATAGGTTAGTTCCAGTATTTATCTTCTTGGAGTTCCCTTAAACGTTGTCTGCGTTCGTGGGCTTGTTGTTGAGTTTGTTTCTTCTCTTTGAATCTGCTCTTGAATTCGTCCTTCAGTGAGACCTCATCCTCGTATTGGACATTCTTAATTGGTTTTTGTTTCTTACTCATATGATTTAGGTTTTAAAAACTTAACGGCTCCGATATTGCCGTTGTACCATTGACGTTCTCCATCAGGTGTTTCATCTCTTGATAGAACTTCACATTGCCACTGCTCATGGACTTCGCTGTAAGTAAGGTCTCCAGCTCCGTAGCACCACTTGTAGATAACGAATGTAAAAGATTGATGTCCGAAGATTTCAATATCATCAAGTAATTCGCGGCAGCTGGACTGATAGTTGCGCCAATCAGCTTCCTTACGTGTGACAGTTCTTCGTTTATTTCCGGGTAATAGTTTTCTTGAGACACTTACTAGTTGCTTTCTTCCAATGTATCGTCTTCCTGTTTGGAGGTTTTCGATGTAGTAGATGAATCCAAAGGCGTTGTCTGGTCTGTCTGTGAGAGGATGCCAGTGTCCGTAGTCCATGTTAAGCGTTCCTTAAGTTCTTCAAAGGTAAGGGGTCGTAAGTCATCAAGACGTTCTCTCATGTAGATACAGTTAGCACATTTAAGGAAGTTATTATACCACTCTTCTGGTTGTTTAGCTTTCCAGATGTCAACAACCTTATTCCATAAGAGGTTATTAGGTGTATCCTTAGTCAGCTTGATAGCTGTCTTCTCACCTATACCACGTATACCTTGGATGTTATCAGTGACGTCACCCGTAAGAACCTGCATCATCAAGAAGCGATAAGCCTCAGAGTCATCCATGAAGTAAAACTCTTTCTTACGAAAGTTGTAGTGCCAACCGGGAATACAGTTAAGGTCTTTATCGATGTGAGCTACAATGTATGTACGACCTGCGTCTAAGGCTTCTTTAGCGTAGATAGAACAGTAGTCATCAGCCTCACCATTAATACCTTCAGTACAGAACTCACGAGCATACTCATAGAGCTTCTCGATACGTTCTTTAATCTCAGGTTCAATAGTATCCTTACGAGTGTTCTTGTACTCAGGGTCTGAGGAGAACCTGAAGTTGTTAGTACCCTTCATAAAGATAAGCGCATTAGTAGAGTCAGTAGTCTCGATGATCTCTTTAATAAAGTTATCAAGAGCTTTCTTACCTAGCGCTGGTGAAGGTGTAGTGAAGGCAATCTGGTAGATGATACTATCTACGTCAATGATTACCTCTTCAAAGTTATGTTCCATTAATGAACCTCCGCATACGTTTTGCCAATGTGAGCGTCACCACCCATACAGTTAATTCCAAACCACTTAGGTGCTTCTGTGAACGCTTCAATGGATAGCTCTTTTACTTCCCGTTCATACTGTTCAGGAACCACGATTGCAAATTCATCATGGTAATGTAGAGCAAAGTAGTGAGGGATGTTACGTCTACGCATCTCATCCTGCATATATACTGCTGCAGCTTTACATGTGATGCCTTCTGTTGTTTGGAGTACATAGTTTAATACCTGATGAGTTGAACCTACAAAGATGATACGCCCATCGAGGCCACGTACCCAACCATTACCTTTACCAAAGGCTTGCTCTGTTCTTTCGAACTGACTTGTTAGCTTGTCTCGAAGTTCCTTGAGTCCCGGAATTGAGTTTTCAAACTTGCTGATAGCTTCTTGTCCCACTTTAGCATCTCTCTTTCCCGTAAGGATGAGACCAAGCTTTGCCGCACCACCACCAAATAAGAAAGCATACAGAAAAGGTTTAGCGAGCTTACGACTAACACCA